TTGAAACAGATTTAATTATTAATTTTGATTATAACAATTACTAAAAATAAAAAAATAAAATAGAACGGAGAAGGAAAAAATGGAAAAATTAAAAAATATTTTAGAATTAACAGTATATAACAAAGGGGGTCAAACATGGTACTGCGATTATTATTTTTACAATGGCAGAACCTACGGACAAGGAACAACAAAAGCTGCAGGTTGGGGCTACGATAAACACAGCACAGCCCTATCAAATGCAATTAATAAATTTATGTATTTATTCAAACTAAAAAGGGGCGTTAAATGGGAAAGCCCAAACAGTGGACACAGCCAAATCAAAAATAAAACTTATTATGGTTTATATAATTTTAACAATTATTTGTTTATTGATTATGGCATAGGGGCGAGCAGTGTTATTAATTGTTTGGGATTGTTCTCAAATGTTAAACTAAAAGAGGCACACTATGGCAAATATGAGGACTTTTTCAAAATAGAGTTTGAAACTACAGCCGAAGACCTACAAAAGAAAATCGAAAAGAACGAAAAAAGAGCAGCAAAAAAGAACTTGAACAAAGACGAAAAGAAAAGACTACAAAACGAAAATAAAAAGCTTTTAGAAGCTATTAACTGGAGCAACTAAAAAGAATGGTAATTATAATTTTTATAATAGCGTTCTTATTCGGATTCTTAAAAGCTATTTATGCAAATAATAAATAAAAAGAAGCTTAAAAAGCTTCTTTTTTTATGCTCAGATTCTAAAAGAACAGGAGCAGAAACAGAAGAAACACAAAAAAAGCTATTTTAAGCCATTTTAAGACGTGTTTTTATTAAATATGTATAAATAGACATAAAACCATAAAACAACGCAAGAAAAGGCTAAAAACATATAAAAACAACCAAATAAAACAAAAGTTAAACTATTAATAAACACCAGAAGCACAAAAAGAAGCTATTTAAGAGCATTTAAACAAAAGATTAATAAATTAATCACCAGAAGCAAAAAGAAGCTTAAAAGAGCTTAAAAGACACCTAAAAAGAACACCAGAAGAGAAACGACAGGCGAAAAGGTGAACAATAGACCAGCTCAAAGCCTCCCAGCTCGAAGGATTCCAAGAGATAAAACCAGAAGAAACAAACGAGAAATAAAAGAACATTTTTAAAAGTTTACATTTTTAACATTAAATTGACATTTTACACTTTACGTGATATAATATTGACACTTTACAAAAGATTACATTTACATTTTACACGAGCGTTTACATGTCAATTTACGTGTACATATACATGTAAATGTAAAGCAAATTTACTGTAAATCTACAAAAAGTTTACTGCAAATTTACATAAAAATCTACGAAACGCTCTGATTTACAAAACGCTCTGATATAAAAATTGAAAACGCTCTGATGATATAAAACGCTCTAATTATATTTTTCAAAAACGCTCTGATTTTAAAACGCTCTGATGATTCAAAAACGCTTTGGTCTACAAAAAATCAAAACGGTCTGGTCTTTATGGCAAACAAAAAAGCTCCGATTAAAGAGCTTTTTTTAGTGAAGTGAAGTCGACTTCTGGTATGGGAATACTAAAATCAACTTCTCTACCCCAATTCTTCTTCAAAAAAGATGTCCCAAAAATGAGACATAGGACTCATAGCAAAAACAAAAAGCACTATAAACAAGACAGTAGGAAATAGATACAATCAAGTTCTACTTTTTGCTTGCTACAAAAAGTATTCTACTATAGAAAGCAAAGAATAGCAATAGAAAATAGCAAAAAAATGCTATAACTTTTTTGCTATCATCATCACATTTTATAAGGTACGGTGACCTTCCTATATGGTACGGTAACCTTCCGTCACATATATGTACACACACGTGGTACGGTGACCTTCCTATTTCAAATAAGAACTATAAACCCATGCGTTAGCGTCTGGACTTACTTTACTCCAACCGTTCTTTGTTTTATATATCTTAACTCTTGTTCCGTTCTTCAAAAGAGCTATATATATCTTACTCATTTTACCTGTAATAGGATTCCTCTTCCTTACAGCCAATCCTTCACTATCAGCACCTGTCACTACTTTGTAACTAGGGCAAGTTTTAGATAAATAAGCAGAATATACATACGTGTCTTTAGATATGATTGCTTTATTACCTATGAATTCTTGAACTTCTACCTTTGTTGCTATTGGCAATACTTCTCCAGTGTTCTTATTATTAGAAATATAACGAACACTTAAGCCCTCATAGTCTACGTTATCTACGTATCTAACTACATCTGTTTGCTTGCCATTAAGTTTCTCGTTTACTAATGACCTAAACCAATCCATGTCTTTACCAAATTTCTTTAGCCATGTAGAAGGGTCATTATGATGTGAAGCATATCCTAATTCAGCAGCTTCTTTATGGCTTACTATTGAATCCACGGATAGCTTGTATGTCTTGCATAAGTATGCACAAAATTCTGCTGCTAAATCGAAACACTCGTTAAAGTATTTTTCATTTTTCATGTCGTCTTCACATATTTCAAATTGAATATGACCTGTAGGATTGTAATTAAATGAACCTTTTTTACCTGAACCACAACCCCAACAAGCTATGTCAAATGGTAATGTTTGATAACATTTAACATTCTTATCTTTGTCATATCCTATGAATCCGTGAACACATTTTTCTACGCCAGAACGATTCCAATCATTCTTATTTCTGTTGTATCCTAATATTCCGTCGTCAGGTTGAACATATCTTTTTAGATTTGGATTGTTTACTCCAGTAGAATGAACTACTATTCCTTTAGGTTTCATTGAAGTATGTTTTTTATAACAATCGTTTTTAGTTAATATACATTTATGTAATATAAAACTCATATTATTCACCTCTAGTTTCTTTTAATTCTTCATTGGTTACATTCCATTTATCTTTAGATTTTTTAAAGGAGTGTAATCTATTTTGTTTACAATATTCGCAGTTACCGTGATTCCTACAACTGCCACTAATTGCTTTGCCTCCTCTATAAGGCTTTCTTTTTTCTTTCCCGAATTTAATCGCCTTTTCTAAGCTCATATTATTACCTACTTATCACTCCATAGTTTTCCACTAATTAAATAAGTACCTATTACACCTTGAATAACAGCGATACCCTCTACAATTTGGCTTGTATATGGTATTGATACACCCTCTATTGCATTGAAGCCTAACAACAAAGTAGCAATTATACCTAAGATGTTTGTTGTGTATTTTGCTATTGTTTTAATCTTTTCTTTCATGCTATCCCTCCTTATCTTATATCATAGCACAAAAATAGGGCTTAATCAATAAGCCCTTCTTTTACTTCCCAAACTGACCAGATAAATTTGTCTCTGCAGTCAAACGTGTCATAGATTGTTCCGTCCTTTAGTAGTGAAATATGATTACGCATGGTCACTAAATAAGTTCCCTTTGGAAATTCTTCACATAATTCACCCACATAAGTAGACTTGAACTTTACTCTGCTATATCTTTCATCGAGATAATCTTCAATGAATCTTACATCGTCTAGCAAAGTCCCTTTTTCTTGAGCAAGTTCACTAAGTTCATCGTAAGTTGTATCCCAAGACTTGCCTTCTGCTACACTGATTGCTCTTACTGTGCAATCATTAACGAAGTTACCTAGTGCATTTGCATTATGAAATTGATACATTACATCTCACTTATTTGTCTAGTGTATTTTTTGATGATTTCGATTTCTTCTTGTGAAGAAGCGTCTTGTTCTAACATTCTAATAAAATCTACAACACTCTTCATCATATATTCTAAACTTCTTTTAGAATCTTCTCCTGCTCCATAGTTTCTACTTTCAGAATATCCATGATAATTTTGGTACATTTCGTCTATCATATCATCGCCACGGTATTTAGCGTCATAGCCTCTACGTCCATAACTGCCTCCTCTACCATAGCTGTCTCTTCCATAACTATCTCTTCCATAGTTTTCTCCATAATTTCCATAGTTACCGTAATTACCATAGTTTCCGTATTCATTTCCTCTTCCGTATCTCATACTACTTTCTCCTTTCATTTCTTGTATTTCTAATGCGTCTTTATGTATATCAACGACTTTATCTAAAAACTCTATATTACTAGCTTGTATTCCTTGTTCTAATACTTCTTTAATACTTTCTCCACTAGATGTTAGCAACTTCTTTTGCGTTTCTTTATCCATAAGCTAACTCCTTTCTTCTAACAACGAGATTATTTTCTCGTTTTGTTCAATAATCTTTTTGAGATATTTTTCGTCTTGACTCTGCAATTCCTGCATTAAATCCGTATTATTAAAATCTTGAAACAAGATTTGCAGACTTAATGCTTGTAAAACCAAAGATAAATTATCTACAGGATTACTTCTCATTAGTTATTAGTTCTTGAAATATTGAACGTAGCGTTAGTAATAATAGGTTGTGTAGTTGCTATTGATGTTGTAGGGTCAGTAGGCGTAGGCACGCTTGAAACTGACTGCACAGAAATATTAGTTGTTCCACGAGGGCATACTCTAATTTTTTTATTGAAAGAAACAGTTTCATAGTCGTCTGCTGCTGCTAATGTAACAGCTCTTACAGTATCAGGTATTAATATACCGTCTTCAAATAAGCCGATAGCTACTACTCCTGCAGTTGCTGAGCTTACAGAAGCACTAAAGTTTACATTGTAATATCCTGTATATCCATTACCAAATAGTTTGAATATAGGATTTCCGTTTTGATAGTCTAACCAACCACCATTGCAACAAAAAGCACATCTAGTTCTGATGTCGGTATCATCAAATACTATTGGACTAGCATTACTAATTAGAGCAGTTGGTTCGTTTATAATTGTTTGAATCATTAATATCTTCCTTTCTATTTAAATAAAAAGAGAATAGAACTATGCCTATTCTCTATAAGATTTTCACCACAAATTATCATAAAACGATAATTATTGGTGAAAATAAAGCAAGTTCCTGTAATCAGGTTAGTAGTAATCTACTGTATGCTATTAAAATAATTGATTTGCATAATTTGCGTTGCAGCCACAACCGTTTAAGTTGTTAGGACAACTGAAAATTGCTTGATTGCCATATACTGGGACAGTGCCAACAGGGCAATTTTTCAATTCGTTGTACACGTTAGATGTGATTGCTTGAGTTTGAGCAATTTGACTTGCAGCTAAATCCTTCATTAGAAGTTGTCTGTTCAATTCCTCAATCTTGTCTTGCTTCTCGTCTAAACGGTCTCTGAAAATTTCATCAATAATTTTTTGAGTATTAGCTGTTTGGTTGACAAGAATATCTTGACCAATTTGTCTTAATACTTCACGGTCTGAGCAGTTTTCACTTATAACTGTTGCTTTTAAGTCTTGTACGCCAAGTCTATTTTCGCAGCAACATGAAGCTAAGTCAGAACTGATTTGATTGAATCCATTTAGAGTGGAAATTTGGTTGTTAAATGCTTGTTGCATGTTAGCAATTTGTCTAGCGTTAGCACTTGTTTCAGCATTAGCAAATCCTGTACTTACTGTTTGATTCATATCAGCACAGCAGTTACATAATTGGTTAGACAATCCATAGATACCGTCTCTAACACCTTCGATTTGATTACTGATGTGTAATGAATTGAATCCGTCACTTGTTTGATTCATAATGTCTTTTTGTCCATTAGATAACCAAGCATATCCGTTGTCGAATGAATTTCCTCCGAAGAATCCATTTCCGTTTCCGTTATTGCCCCAGATAAGAGCCAATAAAACGATTAACCAAATAGCTGAATTGTCTCCGAATCCACCAAATCCACCGTTACCACCCATTGCATAAACTGGGTAAGGATAAGCACCATTATTAGTCGCTAAGTCGATTGTTGGAACTATTCCTTGAGAATTGTTCATATTGTTGCTCCTTTCTATAAATTTTTATATCTACACTATTTAGTGTTGATACCATACTTTTCTAGTTGGTCATTGGTTATCCCAAAACCATTAGCATAATTCATAAATTGTTGTTTCTGTTCAGGAGTATAATTACTCATCATTTGTTTTAATATTTCCTCAGGATTTTGTTGATTTTGTCTTAGATTTTGAAACTGTTGGAACAACTGAGGATTCCTTGCTTTCATTTGATTCTGTAACTGGTTCATCAATAACTGCATTGGATTCATGTCTCATTTCCCTTTCTAATTGTTCTAATCTTGAAGTAAGATACTCTATGCGAATATCTTTCTCGTCCTTAGGAACTATTTCTGTAAGTTCGTAAGTCTTAATCTCATTCTTGGGATTTTTTAACCACATAACGCTCATATCTTTGCTAAAGAATGGAGTTTCTACAAATATTGGTTCTCTTACTACATCGTCGATTGTATTTGCATATTTTATTCCAATATTGTTGGTAGGGGTAAACTGAAAGTTTTGGGTAAGGTTAGTAGGTTGATTAGTAGTAGGATTAGTTATTTGTGATTTCAACTTCTCTAGTTCTCCGATTTGAGCGTTTATTCTGTCTAAATTCATTTGAGAATTTGGCATAGTGTAATAATTCCCATACATGGTTTGTCACCTCTTTCTTAAAGTAAAAAGAATAAAATAAAAAAAGGTAAATCAGTGTTGTCCTTCTTAATAGGGTCTTCCTTGAACATCTTAATTACCTTCTTTCTAACTCAAGTATAAAAAAAGACACTTTAAAAGTAAGTGCCACTAAAAAAGAGAATAGTTTAGTCTATTCTCTTCAAATCACAAGCATATTGCAATGTCCTATAAATTGCATATATCTCCTTGTCTAATTCTTTTCTTTCGTATATGTCTAGCAAATCCATTGTTTCGTCCCACGTCTTCTCTTCTCTAAAGATATATTTGAAAATTAAATACCTATAATTATCAGTTTCTCTTAATCTATCTTCGTACTTACAAATCTCTTTATTAGTAGGGTCATACTTAATTAATCTAAATAAGTCTGCATATCTACCATTTTCCTTCTTTCTCCCAAAGAAGATTTTGCCTTTTTCTTCTTGTCTATTAGGTACTGTACTAGTAGCATAACAACCAAGAATATTTAATGAGGTTGCCACAACCAAAGCAAACTCAATTCCTTCTACATAGATACATAGTTTAATTACGATATATAGTAAGCAATAAAATACGATTGTTAAGAAGAAACATATATTTAATCCTATAGCATGTATAGGGTCTTTGAAATTAGCTCTAACAGTTAAATAAATAGGTATTTCAATTATACATAAGAATATTCCAATTAAAGAAAAAGGGAAGAGGTTAAAAAGTATAGCCAACACGACTAGCACTCCCATAACCAACTCCCCATAAGCTTTGTAGGACAATTTATCTAAATCAAACATATTGCACCTACTTTCTACTATTTCTTCTTAACGCCGAAGAACCATTTACCTGGAAAAGGCCACATATTTCTCACTCTCCTTCCTTAAAATATTAAAAACAAACATGATATTATCGTATATAAGAACAATGCTACACTAAATAAATATCTTATATAAAAATTGTTGTTATTCCATATTTCTTTTAAATTATTATAACTTCTGTTTAATTTATTATTTAGTAATAAAACAAATAGAATCTTTATGATACCTGCTATAAAAGATAAAATATAAGCGTTTTCGATAATTTTAAATAGTCCTAATATTACTATTATTTCAATAAATATTTTAATTAATAACATTATAACTATAATTAGCATATCGTACAATGTGGTTTTAACTTTAACTATGTGTTTTAAAGCAAAAGTAATCATAAAAACTAAAATTAAATATGATATTAATGTTTGTGTACTGACGAAAAATCCTGCAATGGTTATTAAAACAAAAGATAAGATGTATTTGTAAAATTTACCAGTTTTCTTGCAGAAAAACATAAATAAGCTATAAAATAAAATTTCTAAAATCAATACAATAACATAAAAAATAAAATTCATATCTATTTCCTCCCCCCTAAAAAATAATAGCATTAAAAAGACGACTAGTCAATTTAGTCGTCTTTATTTTGTATAACATTTCCATTTTCGTATTGTGTTTTTATGTATTTTATTGTGGAATCCATGTGTCCATTAACTTCACCTTTATATTTATCGTGGTAGTAATCATATTTGTCTATTAGTTCAAAACATCTATCATACTGACCTTCGTTTAATCCATGGGTTTGTAACATGTATTTGTAATTAATTAACTTATTTTTGATTTCCATAACGTCCTTCATATCATCGTCGTGTTTCATTCTTTTAAGTTCTTTCATTATGTAATCTAATTTATCGTTTATATCTTTGTGTATGGCGTTGTTTAAAGCCCCAAAGAGGCGAATTATTAGTTGCCACACCCATTTTATAGGACTAACTTTAATCGGTGAAATTTCAACCCCTAGGATAGCTAAAATACCTATTAACCAAGAATACTTTTCTAGTATCATCACTAACATCTCTTTCATTTTTCACCTAACTAACTCTCTTCCACATGTAAACTGATAAATAAGGTGGTAATGGCAACTCTATGTTATTTAATGGGGTATAGTCTTGTTCAGCAGTACCACTTTTACCTTCTATACCTGTAATTTGCCTGTCATTGTAAGCCCCTGAGTCAGGTTGCAAACCAACTTGTCCGTCAGCATAATGTATTTTATCTCCTAAGTTTAAATTAGTACCACCACCAGTACTTCCTGCAGTATATTGGCTACTAGAAGCTAGTAAAAATCTTCCTTGTATTGCCTGCCATGTCCCAAAACCAAATAATGTTTTTGGACTTGTTGATACTGTTGAAATGTAAATTGCTCCAATTGGATATACTTTTTGTAATAAATCGACCCCATTAATTTTATACGAGCCTGAAATGTTAGAATCTCCACTAACGTCCATTGCATATTCTGGTTTCTTTCCAATACCAATTCTTTTATTGCCTCTATCATACCATACGTTTGGCTTTGAAGTAGAAATAGTATTGGAAGAACTACCACTTGTTAATTTATCTGCAACTTTTAATTCTATTTGATATGATTTTTCAGAATTATAACCTTGTGAAGTATCACCGTTGATAGCAATGTTATTTACGTTCCAAGTACCGTTTAAATTATCAGTAAATGAACTTAAACTCTGATAGCTAGACCAAGAACCATAAGTTCCGTCAGTATTGACTTCTCTATATCTATATTGAATACTTCTAATACTGTTTTTATTAGTTGTTGAGGCTAATCTTGAATATGTTCCATTCGCTTTAACAGTAACTCTTTCTCCAACATCATTTTCTCTTGTATAAGCTAAAGAAGATACAACTGGAATTCCATAAGCCAATTTAGTTAAGCTAACAGTTTTTCTTACAGAATTTCCTCTACTATCAACTGCTTCCACTTGTAATGTGCTGTTTATTCCTACAGTTCCACATTGTTTTGTATAAGTATTGCTTCCGTCATCATTGAAACTTATCGTTGTAACATTATCTTTTATTATGTTGTAATAAGAAGCCATAGCACCATTCGATGTAGTCATTTTAGGAATTGTAATTGATACCGTAGATTGGTCTGCAATAATTTGCTGATTATTATTTGTTATCGCAATAGTTGCTGAATTGGTATCTACATAGGTTATATTTCCTAAGGTAGGATTGGAGTTTATTATGCTATAAGTTGTTTCCCCTGCTGAATTATAACTATCAGAATCTCCAACTGTAGTTAAAAGAACAGATATACCAATTTGATTTGAGTTATAAGCAAGAGAATTTAAAAGACTTATTTGAGACGATGTTATAGAATATGTAAATTGTTGCTCAGTAGCAGGAATTGATATAGAAACTTCATTGTATAAGTATGAATGTTCCTCCGTTTGAGGATTATATCCTGTAATAGTTAATTTAACAGATTTTCCAGAAGGATTTATTGCTTTGAATACAATATTCGTGGAACTATTATTCATAGGAGTTACGCTTGTTACATAAGCTTCTCTTAAAGTAGCTACTGATAAATCAGAAGAGTAAGCACCCCAAACTCCATTAGCAAAACCTCTTACTTTAAATGAATAAGTTGTATTTGGAGTTAAACCACTTATTGTAGGGCTTAAACTTGTTCCAGTATAAGCCACAGCCCCTGTAGTATTGTTATAAATTTCTATTTGTGTAGGAGTTGTGTTACTGTAGTTACAATTTAATGTTATCGTTTCTAAGTCGGAATTAGAAGAAATTATAGACATTGAAGGTGTTTTATAACCACAATCTACAGTGAAACTAAATGAAGCTCCATTAATATTAGTGTTTCCATAATTGCTAAATGTAATTGTAATTGTCTGAATACCACTCAAATCAGCAGATAAAGAGCCTTGATATAAAGTAGAATAATTATTGTTTTTATTAAAATAAATAGAATTTGTTGAAAAAGAACCAACATTTGAAACGTGAACTGTTCCTGTGTATCCATGAGAAGCAGTATCATATCCGTCAGTTCTACACGTTTCTATTTTTGTAATAGTAATATTTCCTGCTCCAGCATTATAATTTATTCTTAAACGCATTGAAGTTGGTTTATTGCTATTATTAACTGTTATTTCCATATCATCACCCCTTAATACAACGTCATATTATTACTATCAATTATTTGATAAGTAAATTCTCCAATTTTTATTGTTGTTGTTATTTCGGCAGTATCACTCTTGACTCTATCTCCTGATAATTCTCCTCTAATTGTACCACCTTTTTCAAAAATTAGGTTGTTATTATCTAAATGAGATGTCTCATTACTGTTTTCTGCTTGTAAACTTAAACCACTTGTATCTAATTGATGAGTTTTTCCATATACTTCATCAAAGTATTGCGACCAACTTTGTTGTTCTCCGTCATTGGCGATTAAATCAGATATTTCTAATCTATCTCCTCCACAGTCAAATATTAAATATGGAGTAGCTGTTGTTGCTTGATAAGTATATGTAATCTCTTCCCAATCAGAGAAATCTTGTGAACCTTCATATAAAGTTATGTAATTATCTTCACTCTTATGAAGTTCTATTTTAACAGTATTTGCAGCACCTACAGATGTCTTTTTGAACTTAAATGATACTGTGTAAGTCCCACCAACTATTGTTGTGTAATCGGCTCTTAAAGTACCCTTTGTAAGAATTATCTCACTACCACTTGTTGTAGATTGCTCTACATCTGTTGATTGTGAAGTAGTAGCAGTTCCACCTTCGGATAAAGTCCAATAGTCAATTCCTTTAAATCCTACTGAATTTCTAATTCTATTATTACCACCAGTCTTAGTAACTGTTGTTGTAACTTTATCTATTTCTGTATCTATGTATGCTTTCATAGATGTTTCTACATCAGCTAACTCTTTTTTTTGAGCCTCATTTAAACCTGCTGTAGATAAATCTTTATAATTTTTTTCTACTGCTCCCACCGTTGCTTGGATACTACTATAGTCTTGAGTAACAGTAGTATATTGTGATTTTAATGTTTCTATATTACTATCAGCGTCGTTCATTCTACTAACTGTAGATGTGATTGTTCCGTTAAGTTTATCTACTACAATCTCAGTATGAGTGCCTCTTTGTTGCGTTTCTGGAATGTATTCATATTTAGTATTGGTTTCGTTTATTGCTACATCTTCAATTACTGACTTAATTGTAGAAGGGAACTCAGTCGTATGATTAAACAAATATGTTTCATAATATTTGTCATCATCATACTGGACTTTAATTCTGTCAAATCTTTCAAGCCAATCGTATGAATTGTATTCTAGCTTCATAGGGACGTAATTGAACCCGTTAATAGAATTAAACATCTCTTCGATTAATTCTTCTCTAACAGCCTGATTTATAGCAAATTCGTTGGCTGTGATAACTAATGCTCGTTCTCCATACAACGCAATGCTTGTTTCGTCTCTTAAAGTTACATTTTCTCCTTCAATTCCGTCAGCCAAAGCTAATGTAACTGCATTGTAAGGTTTATAAGAAGTATCTTCTACTTCTAAAGACATTATACTATTAATATCAATGTCTTCGACATCTTTTTTATCATATTGTAATGATAATTTAAAAGGTAAGTTAGCAGAATCTACATCTATGTATGTTATTCCGTCCATACTCCTTGCCTTTTCAATAGCTTTTAATTGACTATATAACTCTGAGTAATTATCATTTGTTATCTCAGTAGTAGTTGGTGTTGCTAATATGTAATATAAAATTACATTATTATTTGCTAACCAAGTTTTCCATTCTGCATTATTTGTTGTTGCTACGTCTTGAAAAATATTTAATTGTGGGTTGTTATATCTATAAGTTATTGTATTTAGTTTTTGATTTGCACTTGCACTATAAGAACTTGATTTAAAATGTGAGCAATATAAAGGTGAATTTTGATTATCAGGAATTGTAGTTATTAAATCACTTAATGTTAAGAAACATCTTTTATATGTTTCAGTTCCCCAAGTAGTAAAACTCCAACTCTCACTGCCATCTAAAACAACTTTACCTATCTCTTTATGTAAATACCATTTATCTTTAGCTCCGTATGGCTCATAATCAGTGTTTGTTGTTTGTGCTACCATTACTTTAATTTTAAAATTATTTGCCACACTTCCATTATTAAATCTTATTGAAGTTATTCCTGGGCACTCAAAAGTTGTTGTCGTAGTCATTGATACTTTATTATTACTTGAGCTTAAATCTAAAATACTA